CTCCAACAGTGAGTGATGCACTTTGGAACCCTGCGTTTGTAGGGAGATGCGTTATGAGCCTAGAGTCGTCTTCTGTGGTCCACGTCAGGGGAACACATAATAGCGATCTCATCATAAGCCATAGGCAAAGTAACGTGGACCAAGAAGCATAAAAAAGACAAGACTTATCACCTTACAATAGTGACGTGGTTTTGTTCAAAAACTACTTCTTAATCACCTGTAACCACTAAGAAACACTTAGTTACAGGTTTAGCTTAACGCGCTTAACGATGTTTGAAAGGTTACATCTCCTTCGGAAGAAAACTAGGGAGTCCATTCAGCTGAGAGAGCAATAATCGGAGTACCGATAAAATAACTCAGCTGAAAGTCCTCTCCAACGGACCGACTCAACTTGGTCTTGGAGTCCATATTCCCGGCAAAAGCCAGAACACTAGCAGGCTGAATCTCATTCGTGCTAAAAACACGGGTATCATACCGGAAGTGATTCAAGGCGTATCTGGTTTGGGAATAAAAAGGGACCTGAACTGCCAAACAGTCCTCATTGCGCTTCATTTGGAAACTCTTCCACGAATAGTAAGTACCATTCGCATCGGAATCCAAGATGGTGTTATAAGCAGCAGCGGGACTATTGTCATAGACCTTTGTCCTACCATTGGGCTGGTGCAAGGCACGATAAGTACCGACAGTTGGGGCAGTGGCATTATTGCAAGAAAGCAAATAACGCATACTACCCCGACTCAACGCATAACAAGCCGCGATGATGGACAAAGTGTCTGGGCCTAGAGCACAGTATTGCCAAGATGTCAGATTCCAACGCATAGCATAAAATGCATATGGTTGGATGTGAAATTTGGTGGCATATCCATCGGCGATTGAGCAAGGCACATAGCTGGCTGCCTTAATGATTTGCAGCAAGCTGTTAACCTTCTCACCAATCGCCAATTGACTACTGTGAACACTGGCGGCAGGACTATTTGAGCCCAGAAGCGTGCAAACCGCCTCTCCAAGATTCTCAGTCTCAACCCCTTGTGGTTCAAACTCGTAACTGCCCTCAGGTAAAACGGGGATCATATCGACCCACTTAGGAGCGGCAAACTCGAGGTCAGTCCCACCGCGAGCAAACACCATAATGTCGATTGATGATGCGACATTTGGGTTACTCAGCAGTGGGTTGACAACATGAACATAGAGACGACCAGCATTTTCTGCAAATCCGAGATAATCTTTAGGTACGAGGAACGGTAACGTGAAACAAAACTCGTCACCCTCCTGGATATCAATGATCGTACGGAATGCGTAGCTGGTGTCAGCAAGTGTAGGGGCTGAGGGAAAACTTGTGCCCGGAACGAAAGTGACGGCTAATGTACCTGTATGGTAACCTGTCTTGGACAACTTAAGTTTCACATCAATGGATCCTCTCCATAATGAAAACAAGTTGGACACGAAACCCATAGGGGGCATCAGCCGAACATTCTTGGCCTGGTAGGTGGTGACCGTGTCAAAAGCAGATGGACGCACATTCTTGATATAAATCTGCGTACCAGACGTAGTTGACGTCGGCCAGTTGAAATCTCCAACAAAGCCCCAGCGAGTCTTGACAAAATTAATCGACATTTCATCTTGATCACCAGGGGCAGCATCAGTAATGATAGAAAGCTTATTGTCCGACATCAAAGACATCGGAACGCTACTGTCATTTCCTTCGCAATTGTTGGAATACCAGTTATTAGCCGTAGCCACCCTGGTGGGGCCAGCATCAACTAGAGGTTTAGACCAGCCTAGTGATGAGGCGGCACCATGAGCAGCCTTAATGGCCCAAGAAGCAGGCCCAGCAATCGGGGACAGGGTTGGGATAGCCGCCAAAGAATTGGCTAAGGAATAAGCGTTTCCAAAAATTGTGGAAATGGGTCCTTTGCCATCATTGGCTTCCTGGTCCGAAGGGGGAGCTCTCGTTCTTCTCTTCCTATTGTCCATTTGGGGCTCGTAATCCATTTGGGGAATGACTTGACCAGCAAGTTCAACATCCTCAACGGACATCCACAGAGCGCAGTTAATGGTGTTGGAACCAGTACCTGTGCGCAAAGCTTCAAACACTTTGATATAAATGCTACCCCAAGAAGGGGTTTCATTAACATCTCGTGTCATGAAGTGAGTGGGTGAAACATATGGAATTGTCATCTCAGCAGCATTCTCCGTCATACTGACGAAGACACCGGGCAATTGACTGAAGTTCTCACGGTAAAACGTGTGAGCAGCTTCACTCGGCATGTGAGATGCATAAGGGAACAATGCCATACACAAAACACCCGCGTGGAAAGGAGAGGGGTTAATAACCAACCTCAACTTTACGGTGCCCCTAAAGTTCAAATATCCAGACAACTTGTTTGACCAAATCGTCTGGGCCAAAAACAAAGTCCGAAGATCAGCAGTGAACAAGAGATCATTTGTATTATTGGTGGTGGTAAAAGTGCCGTTCCAGACCACAAGTGGTTTGGCAAAATACTTCTTCACCTCTCCAATAGCATCAGTCTCTAGTCCACGGTCAATCATCGGGTCCAAGGAAGATACATCGACCCGCGATGAATCTACCAAACCGGCGACAGAAAAACTCGTCGTGCCCTGGGCAATCTGGCCCTGGGGCTGATCTTTCTCAAGATCTATTGTTTCTTTTGCAATTGAGCTAGCGAACCATATGGACAATAACCCGCGCGTGGTTCATTGCGCGAGCTAGAGCAACATCTAGGATTGGGGAGGACTGCTCCCTCAGGCTCCTTGATCAGTAATCCTAAATAGGACGCCTGGGCCGCTCCACTCGGTCTCCCTTTTTCGTTGCGTCATTGGGAAGTCGGTGTTAAATTGCGGCCAATTGGGGAACTAATATTTATGATGCAGCATAGTTCCAAAGCTGCAGAAGGGCCCTAATGGGACCAAAGCCACTCACGGTCCAAAACCGCGAGTTGGCACGCCCGATACGTTGTCATCGGGGGGGTCCAATTGAGGTATTCCCGCGCAGCCTGCACAATCGCAGGCACGGTGTCATCAAAAGTCTTCCGGTCATGCAGAGACAGTTCAAGGATCATCTTATCAATGTTCTTCTTGTTGTCCTCGAAGAACTGATCCTTGCGTCTTGTCCACTGGATAGACTCCTTAATGGTCTCTAGCGCGAGCGGAGCCACATACTTGTGGCTCGGTTTGACACTATTTCGAGCGAAGTGTCTCTTAAGGAATGTCACTTCCTTAATTCCACGATCATCCGAAACAGCGCCAGTGGTGCCTTTGGTTTCATCAGTATACTCAAATCCCATCTCTGCAAAAGCAGAGGTTAGATTGGATTGGGTAATCTGACTGCCATCAGGATAAGAAGACTGGTCTCTAGTGACACCAATCAAATTATCATCACCATAAGCCAAGAAGCGCACGTGGTCGCGCATTTCCTTCAGCTTAACAGGAGCGTCTTTAATCTCATAGACGCCCAAGGCATGAAGACACGCCATTCTCAATAGGACATTGTTGGCCCAAGTGTTTAACACGGTCGTCAGGGGATTACCAGACGTATTGCTACCAACCCATTCATACAAAACTCCTTCAGAGTTAATGTGAACTGAGTTGATAATGCTACGCAGCAAAACCTCACGCACCTTCCACTCGTCGGAACCGCGATCACCATAAAAGGCGGTCACAGTCTCGTTGAAATATGCCAACAAAACATGGGGCAAACTACCATCGAAATTGCCAAAATCACCAGCAATCACCCGGGAGTTCTCCCCAATGTACGACACGATATCATCAATCTCGCGCGAATACACATTAACGCCAATTGCTGAGCCGTTGTCGATCCGATTGTCCATGTACCACTTCATAAAGGCGCCGTAATACATACGGACGGCGACAGTCAGAACCAAGTCACAACCACTAATCTTCCTGGTTTTGCCTTGCTCGACTTTTTCATCTGGTCGCCTTTCATCCTTTGAGAAATCATGGAAAACGTGTTTTGTTGCCTTACCACGTTTAGCGAGGTCAATCACGTGGAAAACTCGATCGCGCACCCACTGCGCTTCTTCCGAGTCAAAAACGTAGTCGCCCTCTTTCCCAAAATAATACTGCTTACCCTTAAAACCGACAGGGTTCATAGTATTAAGTGGATAACCTGCGGAGGTGGACCGGGGGATCCCGTCAATGAACGAGATTCCGGGGATTCCCCCGACAGCTTCTTCAAAGGTCAGAACGCGCTTCCCGACCAGGGGATCATCACGACGGACTTTCGAGTTTACAATGACATCGGTGTAATCTGAAACGCAAACTCGCAAGATACCCTCATCCAGGTCACCCATGGATTTGTGGTACTTCATCGTGGCGATTTTCTCAGGGTCCTTGAGCTTCCCATCCAACCTGGAAACAAAGGGGCGCAAAAACGCCGGCTTAGTTTTAGGTTGAAAAGGCAGTTTGCCATGCAGTGGTCCTGGAACAATCGTTGTTTTCGTTGGTCCAGGCGCTGCCTCAAGAACACCCAAGTTGACCTTTCCGGGCACCCTCTTCTCATCTGGGACTTCAAATAACTCGTAAAAGGAGATATCATCGTTCAGTAGAGTCTTAGGGTCCATTGACATTTGGGCTTCAATAATAAAGAACCCAAGGTCACTGAAATGGCGAACAACACGGTCATGGGTCTCTTGTGAGTAGAGAACACCAATGCCCTTGAGTTCACCAGCCCGGGAACCGGCAATGTGGATGCCCGCTAGTCGATTGCAACCCGCCATCTTATCTCTCAAAAAGAAGGGGATACCACAATCACCCTTGCGGGTGCTCTTTCGATAAGCAATCACATTGTCCGTCTCGAAAGCGCTCTTTCCAACAGAGTAACTGACGGGACCATGGCGGCTAAATGGAGCTACATCAAGAGTCCAAGTGAGGGTCTCAACATCCACATCAGGAATGGTGAGTTCACCCTCTGAACCAACTCGCTTATTCACCACGAATTGCCGGATACTGGCAAAACGTTGAAGAACTTTGCTCTCCACATAGACCGCAACGACGTCAGAGTGCTCACCATTAAACTGGAAGTGCGTGTTGGCATCAAGTAACACAGCAACATCCACATACAGCTTTTGGTGATCCTCCATGTCGCCCAGGCGCCTAATCATAAGGCGCTTGTGTGGGTCCTGTCTCAACATGTCCTCCCAGTAGCGCACATAGTGCTGGGGGACAACCATAATGTTGTCCTCAACAAAAAGTGCAAAGCCACGATGGGTGCCATCGACATCAGAAATGCAAACAACATTTCTGGAAACGATCTTTTTTGCAACATCGACGCTCTGTTGATCACGAAATTGAGCCTCATAATCAGGCTTAACTTTCGCACCACCGGAAACAAAGTCGAAGGCCATGCCGCCAACCTTAATCAGTGCCTTGATAGAATAGTAGTAAAGAAGGAACTTGCCAACAACTGCGAGCACATCCTTAATACTCCTCCCAAGTTCAATATAAGCGGCGACCTTGCAGTGATTATAGAAAGAAATACAATGGAACCGCCATTTCCGCACATGCTCTCTCAGCAAATCGGAAAGATTGGCACGGTCGTAGTCATATTTCTTCATAATCTCGCGAAGGCACCCATCTCGGGAACTCTTGGGTTGCCACTCTTGGGAAAGGACATCATGCGTCTCATGGGCCTCATCAAGGAAACTTGAATAAGTATCCCTTGAGATGCGAATCCTAGCACCTGCACAATCCTCAAACTCCAACATTTCAGGTAAGTGCTCGACGCACCTGGTCACAGAATGGGCACAAACCTTACAATGACAAACATGGTTGTCCATTTGTGGTTCGTACCCTTCCGCTGCCTTTGGGATCTGAGCAGCGTATCCGTAGTCCTCCTTGAAATGTCCGTCAAGGAACTTCTCGTGGATATCGCTTAGAACAGAGTATTGATCGGATTTCAGTTTGATCTCACGATCACGATCTCTCAGCTGTTCTTGGATCAAGCGATAAACATCAGGAGTACGCATTTCTTTCCCCTCAAAACCGGGGGAAAACAAAGAGGTGCGCTTCCTAAAAAGAAGAAACATCGACGCAGCGACGAAGTCGTCATAATCTGATGGAGGAATCAACCTCCTAATCTTATCGAAATCTGGACGATAATACTCTTGTCCGTTGTCATCCTTGACCTTCATGCCATATTTCGGATCGACAGAAACTTCAAGATACGTCCAGCGACGACCAAATGCCGCAGGGGTATTAAGGGACTCCACTTTGAAGAATACTTGATTGGTTGTACCAATAATGTACTCCGAAGTGAAATCGACCTTGCCCTTGTTGTCAAGGTGGGCCATATTGAGGTTATACTGCACATCATTGACCATGCGCAGGAAAGAATGCATTTCTCCATCCTCCTGGGAACTGCTAGCTGTATCTCTAACAGCCCCAACCTCATCTAGGACCACAATCGGCTGGTGGCGGTATCCTTCCCAATACTTGTCACTAGAGTTGCGTGAATAAACAAAGTCTCTGGCAACAGCCTTATAACCAAATTTCTTCATCAATTCATGAGTGACACTATCCTTACGCGTAAGAATCTGAGTGATAAAAGCAGTCAGATTCTTCACAACGTAGGATTTCCCAGTACCAGGTGGTCCACCTAGAAGCAAAGTCTTAGGTGGAACGCGCATAACGTCCTTACCCAATCCACGAACTTCGAGCTCACGGGCCAGAGCTTCAAGTTTATATACACACTCCTGAAGCAAACGGGCTGTACCCACAAATTCACGATCATCCTTATATTGAACCAGGACGTCGCGAATGCGGATGACTAAGGTGTCAACCTTAGGTCGAGCGTGGATTGGGTGGGGGTCGTCAATAACCTTCTGCAACAAAAGGCTTGTTTCCTCTAACAAGATAGTCGCTTTTGGATACTTATCAAAGTAGTTCATGAAGGACTTATCAGTCCCGCAGACATCTAGAATTTTCTCCAAGACAATCTTGAACAAGGTAACAAAGCCCTCCATAGTCTCATAGATGTCCCCATAACGCTTAGGGAACGAGCTCGCAGAGTTAATGATACCCCTCAACCTCTCAGCAAAGGACTCATCCTTGCACTTGCCGGGGAAGAGAATGCTGTGCACCAGGAACATACCAGATCTGAACACACTGTCCCAGTCGGACATCTGAGGTTCAAACTCTGATTCCACCCCACATGAGTGGAAAAAAGAGTCGATCTGTTGATTGATGAAGGGGACCATAGCCACACCACAAATCAGGAGACCAAGCACCAGCAAATTTCTCGCAGCGCAGTTATCACCCTTGACTTTGAAGTAGGCAGCTAGGCCCACAGTCACAGCAACTCCAACAGTTCCTCGGTTTTTCCATAGCATTTCTACGATGGAAGTAAGACTAAAAGTTGGGACGGAAACAGAGTGTTTAACTTTGACACCGTCATCCTTTTCAACCTTATCAAGGAACTTTTCAGCCACCCCCCTCGAAAGGGAGACTTCTTCACGCATTGCATCAAAACTGGCCATGGCAAGCTTAACTGAACTAGGAATAGTTTCATTAAGACCGCCAAAGGCATCTCCAGCATGGCGCAAAGCATCAGCGACGTCAGCAAAAGATTCAGCAACATCACCTAAACCCTCTTGGCCCACATTCGCAAATAGTGAACCAAGCATCTGGGGTTCAAACAACATATTAGTCATTCGCTCGCCCCTAGTGGGGCAAATGTCTGTTCTCTTCCGAGGGTTGCCTTTCTTGTACAAGACTAGCAAGCGCTCACAACACTTATCATAGTATGCGAACTCTGACTTGCTCATCTTGCCAAGTTTCTGCCTAACAACTTTTGATAGCTCGAAGGCAGATTGACACTCCTTCGCGCAAGTATTGAACATATCATGTACTCGCCACAAAGAAGAATCAGATTTCATATCAGCTTTGAGGCACTTAACTACCGTCAATAACTGACTATGCTTCTCAGCCTTAACGGACCGAGGTGGCGAATAACCCTTATCACCAAAAATTGGCTTATAAGGTTTACTCGCAGAAGGGCCGATATTCTTTTCACATGACCTCGGCGAACTCATGGGACGCTTAGAGCGCTGTCCAGCTCTTTGTTTATTTGTTTGGTTGAGAACATAGTTGAACGCCTCGCAACAGATTTTAGTCCGTTGTTGCCACACTGCCTCAGATGGGCGGAGACGCGGAGTGATCTTTCCCCACACCAATGGGGGTCTTTGTTCGTGGGATCGCCACGGTGAGGACCAGGAACTTCAGACAGCATAATTTTTACCGCCCGTCCAACTCACCCTTACACTACAATCATTAGTCGTTAGCTTTATTGCATGTGCGCCGCAGCGGGAAATGGAATGGCTCAGTACTTGATTCCTGAAAGCCAATGTATCCACACTACTTCTCCAGAGGAGCAAAGGTTGATTTAACCTATCAACAAAAGGGTTTGTGCAAAACTAGGCAGGTGCAAACCTATAACCATATTGAATACGAACGATCTAAGAACTAGAAGTACTAGACCTAGCCAACAGAGCTAGATGTAATAGTCCTAGCGCCGCGAAAGGCTCGTAACAATACTTAGGCATGGGGGCTTACCCCAT